GTTCGATTGGCTTGTGGGGCCAGTGACCGCGGGAACGCTTATCGTTGCAATCTTGATATAGCCCGACGGCGTCGCCGGCGCCGAGGGAGAGCCCGCGGGAGTTCCCGTCACCACCAACAGATCGGAGTCCCAATCAGTTTGCACCGTCATGCTTTGACTGCTCACCGAATCATCCGACGCATCTTTAAAGTCGCGAGACTCGGTGACGGTATTGGCGCGATTGTGTTTTATACAGACTATGTCGATACGCGGATTTGTCGCATGAGCCGCGGCAAGGGTTTTGGTCGTCGCGGTGGCTTTGTAGAGAATCCGCTTCTCCGGCTCGGTCGTAGCACTGTCGCCTGTCTGAAATCCTAAGCCAGCCGCCACCGACACTTGCGTTGCGCTCACATAGCTTACGTAAAAACTATCGTCAAAAACCTTGTTCTCTTGGCTTCCGAACATGCGAAAGAAAAGACGATCATGTAACGCCTTTTCGATAGCGGCTGAAAGATTATTCAGGTCCGCGTATTCGATAAACTGCCCATCGTTAAAATTCTTTCTCGGCACAACTCCCCCTTATGAGTTATCGACGATAACTTGATACAAAACGCCTAGCACGCGCGCATCATCGAGCGCCGCCACTAAAGCGTCATAAATTCCTTGATCCTGCGGATCGAGCACCACGCTAAAGAAATTTCTGATTACCTTCATGTAGGTTTCCCGACGATTAAAAAAACTCGAACAATTAAAGGCCGGGAAGTCTTTCCAATGTTCATGAACTAAACCGCTTCCATCGGTAACGATGGCAGCGACCAAGGCGCGGATGGCTACGACATTGCCACGATTAGAAATGTTTCTAATGCGCTCGCGATAAGTGTCATCGGACTCGCCTGGTAGTCGCGGGATACCTCTTTCGTCTCCATGTAAATCAAGGAAGCTCCCACTGGCATCTGATATAAAGGTTTCGGCTAAATGTTCATCGCCATCGGTCTGCGTCTGGGAAAGTATTTTCGCGAGGCCCTTGGCATGTGCGACCTGGTGCCCGGTCTGCTCCCAATACCATTGAGGGAGAAGCCTTCGGAGCTTTTGATACCATTGGTCTTTAGTGAGCGCCATTAGCTTAAACTCACGGTTCCAGGTACTAGCTTTTGCGTGCTAGAGGTGGAAACGTCTCCAGAGGGGACGGATGTAATGAAATCCGTAATATCATTCGTTCCCGACGGTCCCCAGATCGCCATAATAGCAGCACGAGCCGTGGTACGAATAAAGTCGTCTCCGACTTCAAGATTAGAAATATATTGAGCCATTGAAGTTTCGATTTGTGACAAATCAGAAGATAGAACAGAGTAATTAGGCCCGCTGGGATTTAAAGTGACTGCTGCGGTCCAATCGACCGATAGCGCTTCCGCAGCGATAACATCAACTCTAATACCCGCTGCGCGGACAGGCTCAATCGCTGCCACCACCGCGGCTAAAAGTGAATCATCAGCGGTTCCATTGGCGTCAGCGATATAGAGCTTAACCCGCACTATATAAAATGTAGACCCGGTGTCAGAATCGCTTGCGATATCCCATTCTCGAACAGCAACAACGCTTTCGTCGATAGTTGCTTTTTCAACGCCGGTTACGTTTAAAGCCGCGGCTTTGATAGAGGCCGGAGTAGCTTTCCCAAGCGTTAAGATCAAATTGTAGATATATTCCCGGTAAGTCGCATCATCTTGAGCAGCAGCGCCACCGGCAAAAGCCTCGTCATTATTTACTTCAAAAGTTGCATCAAAAAGCGTGGTGTCGATTACGGTAACTGAATCCGCGGGCACGTTGCCCGCTGTTCCACCTTCGCTAGCGCGTACCGATGCATTCACAGACAAAGCCATCGCTCCCACAGAAACATCGATCAGCGTTTCAAACGATTGGCTTTGCCCACTGGCATCAAGTTCGGTTTTAACAATCGTTCCCGCAAGAATGGTCCCAGCGCCACCGGCAGCCGTGGGGCGAGTGAAGGTTACGGTTCCAGTAGCTTTCTGAGCGCCTAACCGAGCAAAGCTATCGCCGTAGTGATCGGTAGCGAGATCCTGTAAATAGTCCGGCCCACCGGTAACTTCTGGGCCATCAGCAAGGGAAATATAGGTTTTTTTAAACAGATCGATTAAAAGCTTTTGTGCTTCTGAAACCGCAAGCGCACTTAGGCCCGCCATCAAGTCGTTGATGCTTCCTATGTTCCAGTCGGAAAGCTCCGGTTTGTCCGTTTCGGACTCATTACGATAAAGCTCGTAAAGCTCGCCTGGCGATTTTGGTGCGGTCATGGAACTTCTCCAAATGGGGTAAAGGTAAATTCAACGTCGCCATAGCCTCGGATTTTTACGCTGATGATAAGCGTAACCAGGCCCGCGGTGACTTCCGAAAGTTGGAACTCCACCGAACCCACGGACTCTATGCGATTGTCCAATGGTAACTGCTCACTAATTTTAAGTGCTAGAGAGCGCTGCACCTCAAGGGTCATTGGTGCGTTTTGAAAATGCGGAATCCCAACACCATAGGTAGGGCGATAGGCAACGCTTCCCGGTACGGTCATCAGTCTTCGGAAGATCGCAGCCTTCACATTATCAAGCCCACTGATGGTGACCAAATCGCCCATACCGTTGTTCACGAAATCGCTTTCGTGCTTGATATCGGTTCCTAAGAATGTGGCCAAATCTGCCATTAAGTTACTGTCCCCGTACCCGGCCCGGAAGCTCCCGCTCCAGGCGTAACGCCCGAAACGCTAGTGACCGTCACCACCGCTAAATCAAGCTCCTCGTCGCATGCTTGCGCCACCGCATCGCAAAACTTCTGCAATTGGGTTGCGTCATCCGGTGGCCCCGCAAAGAGCGTCTGGATGTAGAGATTTATTTTCGCGCTCAAACCTGCTTTTGTGTAGGCCATCGCGTCATTTCTCCGTAAAACTCACATCTGAAAGTATAGCCTCGTCATCGACTGGGCTGCTCTTCAAAGTGAGCGCTTCGTTAAAATTATCTGGAGGCGGCGTGTAGTAACCAAGGTTTCCGATATGCTTATGCTCCGCAAAAATCCGTAGAAATTCGGACATCATTTCTTTGAACACCTGACCCAAGACGACGTTCTCCGTGGGCTCCCCCACTCCCCGCCCTAAATTGATCCTCGTGTCACTTAAGAGATGGGCCTTTTTACCGGCTAAAGCGCGATATACGGCGTCGCCAGTAACCGCCTGGGGAGGAATAGTGTCTGTCTTCGAAGTAAGCCTTTTAATCACAAAAGCGTCTTCCGGCTGCCCCTCCGCAAACGCGACAAGCACCCAATCCCCGACGCTGGGAAAGATGAATGCTCCCGCATTTGGGCCGGTAGACTCCCAAGTCATTTGAGCCACCGCTTCTCTAAGTTCTGGGAAGAGCAGCACCTCTACGCGCAAAACTGAGCGATCAGGAGAAAGCTCCATCTTTTTGATCTCCGCAACAGCTATATGCGTACGATCATCAGCAAAAATTTCCCTTAATTCTTCGATCATTTCGTTGGTGCCCTTACGAAATTGATAAACTCTACCTCACACTGGAAATTTTCATCACTCATCGAAAACTTAACGCTTCGAGTATAAAAAACATTCGGGTATCTACCGATAACCTGAGCGAGAGCCGCGGCCACCGTGGGATTGAAATTTCTTTGCTGTAGATACTCGATGCGTTTAGCTTCGGTGGTTAGCTGCGAGATATATTGCAGATCCTCCCAATCCATGAAGATGGCGATGGGAGTAGCATTTCGAATTTTCAAAACGTCAAAGCCCTCATCACTTCTCGTGGCGTAAGATTTCTCGCCCACACTTGCAAAACCGCCTTCACTGGCTTTTATCTCCGAAAGCATCATGTCATAGGTAACTGCCTGCCCTTCGATCTCTTGACGGCTGACATCTTCAAAGATTCCCTCACCTATTTTAATAAGCTGATCTCTGCTTTTTATATCTGGGACATTGAAAACGAGAGTGGGGGCCGGTTGCTCCGTAATCTGACCATTGGTCCCAGGCTTTGGAACCTTTACTTGTTCTTTAGCGATGCCGGTTGCGGCTGACCACTCATCGCTTGCTTGTTCCGGGATTTTCACTATGACAGGCTTTTTGTTGGCAAAGTCGAGGGATTGCACTTGGACATTAAAGCCCTTCACCCTTCCGAGCTTTCTTTTAAACTCAAGGCTTTTTAAATTCTTCCCGTAGATAAATTGCTTTGCGTTGGTGCCCTCATAAAGCGCTCGCGGCTTTGCAATAATAAGCTCATCGAGTTCTATGTAAGCTACCAAGGCGGCTTTACCCACCAAGTCTTGAATCACCTCCCAATATTTATCTTTTTTGCCCGCATTTTTATGGGAACCAAGCGGCGAGTAGTCTGGTGCAAAGCTCGCCAATGAGGGAAGGCTTTTTGCTCCGGTACGGTTAACGACTTTAATCTCCTTCGTCTCAGGAAGTGACTTCAGCATGGCGCTAATGGTGACATCGAGCGGTTTCGATAGGTCGATCTTCGGGATTACTCCCTTCGAATTTACGAAGGGTCGATCAAGAAGAAGTGCCGTATAGTCTCTTCCAGAGAAGGAAACGACTCCCGCATTATCGTCGAGTTTGATGGTTTCCTCGTCCGCATATCCGGTGAAAATTTTATTTTCTCTTCTTGGAACGATACGAACAGGATTCCCTTTTTCGTCTCGTAGTCTACCCATATTTTCCATGAAAATATTTACGCCAAGAGCGCGGATAGAACGCGGATCAAAAGGGAAATTTTTGAAATCCAACTCACAGGTAAATTTATCGGCTTCTTTATAGGAATTGATCGACACTTCCACGCGCTTGGGCGTGACCATAATAGGGTAGGATTTTTCTAGCGTAGGAATTTCTTTTTGCATGTTCTCCCAGACAACCAGGAGTTCCACTGCACATTGAGGATAAAAAACGCCCATATTTACTTTACAAGTTTGGAATCTCTAGCACCGTTCCGCGAGTAAGATTCGTGCTCGTTAGTTTATTGTGATCGTAAATTTTATCCCAATCATTAGGAGTTCCGTAGAACTTGATCGAAATGCTTTGTAGCGTATCGCCGTCTTGCACCTTGTGCCGAGCCTTCGGAAGCGTTTTTCTTATGGCTTCAAATTGCTGTTGCATCTTGGCAAGAATTGCCATGATTGAAGAGATGTCGGAGATAGCGCTAGATGAGGCCGATACCGACCGAAATTGCTTTGTAATACTTCCCGATCCGCTCACAGCATAGGAAAGAGCACCGATACGGCGGATCATGTTCGAAATATTTCTGCGAGCAACCGTAATTAAACCAAGCGCTCTAGTAATGCCTTGTTCGATAGATTCAGCCTGGGTAATAAGCCGGTTTACATATGCGTTCACCGAGGCAACGGAAGAAGCGACTACATCAATATAGGAGGTCAGCCTGTCAGCGAAAGATTGCTCAATGACAGACTTATCCATGTTCGCATATTTTTCTCGCGCGGCTTCCGCTGCGGAAAGCAATACTGCATTGTCTTTAAAGGTTTCTTCTTGATTAAAAGTGAGCTGGTAGCAGTTCGTCGGCGGTCTTTCGCTTATGATTTCAAAGGTGATTTCATATTCAATATCGGCTTTGTTTTTTTCCTTAAAACTTGTTTCCGATATGATCGCCCAGCGCTTCCATTCCCCTAGAGAAATAGTGACTACTTCGCCCTCGCGCTCCATCTGTAAAAAAGTTTCACAGAGAGCTTTGGGAACAGCGTACAGAGACTTTTCTTTGTATTTTTTAGAGTAAAAGCGCCCCTTGATGGTGATGGCTTTTTCCTCTGAGCCAAGCATTTGTATTGTTGGCTCAGAGTTTCCTGGATACCACTGCACCGATTTTTTTGCTTTACCACCGTACTCAAATGGTTGGTGGGGCATATCGGTCCCCAAAAGCTTGATGGTTCTTTTCTTTCCAGCTTGTTGCTGGATGATAAAGCCTTCCGCGTAGTCAGGCGGATTAAGCGTCTTTGCTCCGCTTGCCGAGAATGGCGCGGTCAAATTATGACTAAGCGAGTTTAAGGTGTCTTCAGTACCCAATAGGAGACTCATTTATCTGCTCCCCGTGTTTCTTGTGACGGAACCACGCGGTGAAATGGGATTTCTAGCCGCCTCAAGGAATGTGTCTCGAATCGCAAAAGCGATGCGGTCAGGCTCCATCTGCTCTTTAAATGACTGACTGATATTCACGCTTCCTACGTTCACCACCTGGGCGACGGTCATATTTGAGTTGGGGTCCATGAGTTGCTTCATGGCATCTTCAAAGTAGTTATGTGCCGTGTCTTTAAAAGTTCTCCAGTAACCAAAACCCGGACCATATTCTTCGTTAGCTTGGCCCAAACCCATACCGCCCACAGAAGCACCAACTCCGGCAGCTTGGTGCTGCTTAAAGTATTCCAATAAAGGGGTAAAGGTGGCGATGAGTTCGAGTGCCAGTTGCTTTAAAGTGTTAATTACTTTTTCTTGCAGCGCTAAAACGTCGTTGAATAACTGACTGATGCCGCCCCATAGATGATTGAAAAACATTTTAACGACCGCCCACAAACCAACAAAGATGGACTGCCACGCTGCTGCTTCCATTGCAATGCTGCTTAAAATCGTTGCGAGACCCTTTAGGGCATAGCTAATAAAGAAAAGCCCGCCATCGAGTCGAAATATCCATGAAAGCGCTTGAGCGCATGCATTCCACAAAGCAGTGATTGGGCGAACAATGATACCGAAGGCTGTGGAAATGCGGTTAATCTGTTTCGTATACTCCGGGGCCTGTTGCGCTAAAATCCTCGCGTTCTCAACATCAGCAATAGCCTTAGCTTTCGAAACTAATTGAAGGGCACCGACAGCCACCGGCACCCACCAGAACATGGTGAAAAGGAGTCTTCCGACAGTAACCAGAAATGGGACGGCAGCTCGCGCAGCGGTTCCTAAAAACGTAAACACTGTTCCAATTTTGGAAAAATCGAAACCAACACTTAGGCCAAAAAGCTTTAGGACAAATCGAATCATTCCAAAAAGGCCCCAAAGCTCAGCGAGCTTTTTCGCCAAATCCATGTCGGTTCGCAAAGATTTTAGCTGCTTGAGCGTCGTATAGGAATTAGTCAAGTCCTGTAACCATGGCTTTAAAAACTTCGCCGCTTGCTCAATAAGTACCCGACCCTCTTCATCGAGGTAATTGCCTAGCTTATTAAGAACCGGGGCAATGGTGTTTTGAAGCAGATCACCTAATGGCCTAAGTATGCTCGAAATCTGCCCGGTAAATAGCGAGCTTATTCTTCGCAGTTGTCCCGAAACACTCATGATAGAAGCGTCCAAAACTTCCGTGTTGGAGGAAAAAACGGCGAGTGCCTCGTTTAGCATCTCGACTCGTTTAATCGCTGGAAGCGCATTAAAGAGCTGAGTCGCAGCTTCACCGTGCTTTCCATTGAATACGTTTGTCTCCGCGCTTAGGCGTCGCCACAAAGTGTTTTGGCTTCCTGCGTGACCGCCGATGATATTAATCAGCTCGCCCTTCACCTGTTCCGGAACCATGCCAAGACTGGGAAGCGATTTCATCAACATGCGAGACATGTCGATGGAGTTCTGGCTATTTGTGCCAGCTAGACCCATGGGCAGAAGCATGTTGTTGGTCATGGCGAACATATGCGTTAATCCGTTCTCATCGAGAGCGAATTCGCGAGCTGCCTTGCCTAGTTTTTGAAAGATGGAATCTGCGTACTCTAGCTTTTGGTTCATCGTATCTATCGGGCCGATAAGATGTTCCCTATTGGCGTAGAGACTGTTTACGAGGGAGAGTTGGCTTTTTTGGTATTCGTTGGAGACATTAAGGGCTTCGTGGAGTGCGCCCACTAGCCCCAAATGCAGAATATTAAATTGTGAAGCAATGCCTAGTCCGAATCGCTGAACCGATTCAAGAGCACCATTTACCGAATGCTCGATGCTTTGGGCTGCGCTTTGAACTTGGTTAGAAGCTAAAAGCGCACTGCCCGCGTCAAACTGGAACTCGGTAGCTACTAGGAAAAGTTTATCAATCACCTGGCACCCGCTTCGTTTTCCATTCGAAGGATATCGCGGAGGCTTTCGGAGAATTCCTCAAGCTCCCATGGCTCCATGCCTCGAATGTCGTCGGGCCTTAAGCTGGTGTACCGACCGATCCAGGCTGCTTGTCGCCAGAAGAGTTTTCGAATTTCGCTCCGGTAGGGCGGACTTGGGTTTTCCCGGCGACCGCCTCTAACACCTCGCCAAACTCCTCAACCGAAAAGTGCGCATCCAGATCCAGCAAGTCTTTGGGCGAAACGGCTTTGCCGTTAATCGCCACTACGGAGCGCCGCGCGAGTTCTTGCGCCACCTGGAGCGAGTACGTCATAGGATGTTGCGAAGCTTGGTCACCCAAGGCTTCCGCCGCATCGAGCGAATCGCTTATCTTTTTAGGTCTAAGCGAAACGGTCTTTCCAGACTTCAAAGTTATTGTGGTATTCGGATTCCCTGCCATTTTTCCCCCTTTTTTGAAAAGGAAATCGTATCAGGGGAGCCTGGAACCATCAACCGCTTGTAACCTTCTGCCGACTCATCGCCTGGAATTCCAAGCGTTGCGAAACCTTTTCGTTAGAGCCGCGGATTTGACGCCCAAGCTTCCATTGGCAGTCTGTGTATACATACGATTGTGAAGTGCCATCGCTGAAGAAGTCAGTCACCGTGAAAGCATAATCTGCGATGCCGATTCCGTTTAGGTTATCGGTGATTAAAGCGTCAATGAAGTCGTCCATGTCTTTGTTGCCGACTTCGAGTTCCGCGCTTCCACTCCATCCGTCCATCGACTGATCGCCCACCGGGGTCTTAGCTCCCACGTAGTACGACTTGATAAAAGACGACTCCATGTTTACATCAACCGACTTCAAGTGAATGACTGGGCCTATTTCACCACCATCTTTAAACAAACGAAATTTCGCCTGGTGGCCCCGAATCGTAGGTTGCGACATTGTCCTTATACCCCCACATCAAACCGACCCAATGGCGGGCCGGTTTTGCTTAAAAAAGAGCCTTAACCGACGTTCGTCACCACGACGCTTTCGCCGATCTCCGCTTGAATTACGATAAAGCGCATCGAAGAATAGATGCGCTGCTTCCAAAGAATTTTGAAGAATCCCGCCGCAATCGTGTCGTCGGTATTCAAGCTTTCCGTATCAATGAGCTTGGCTTTGCCTGACGTCACCTCGGAGTCAGAGGGAAGCATTTTCACGTCTTCGAGACTTTTCACAAAACCGCGAAGGGCCGCATTGACAGCATCGCGATTGTCCTTGGTGTTGGGCGCATTTTGGTAGTTTCTCAAAAAGAGCGCCGCGGAATCGGTTAGGAAGTCTGCCATGCGACGGCGGAAAATCATAACCTTCGAGCTGTTAGCAATTTGAGTAGTAACGCCGGATTTGGGTTTGTAACCAAATCCATCGTACTCGAAAGCGCAAACACCCGCTTCTTTGAACGCAATATAATCCGCACGAGTGAATTGGAACTTTAGACCCGTTGCTCCCGCGGTGTACTGAATGTTATTCGCGTAGGCCGGATCAATGTTCGGCGCAATTTGAGAAAGGATAGAGGCAAGCCACGACGCCGGAGAGGTCATCGTCAAAGCGCCGTCGATAGACGTTTCTACCCACGGGCAAGTGTAAGCAACTCGACCCTCGGTATCGCGATAGTCCGCCACATCAGCAAGAACATCGGAAGCCTCGTCATCTTCCGCACCCGCAATGATTACCATCTTGTCTTGGGTATCTGCGGCGTGTTGCTTCAGGTAGCCCGCGCGAGTGGAGTTATATTCATCCAGGAACAAGACATTGCATGCCCGCTCGACCGCGCATTTTGCAATCGCATCTCCATAATCGGTGTCGGCAATAGAGCCGTTCGATCCGCCCGTCAGCGCAGTGAAAGAAGCATTGGAAGGCTCCGCAGCGCTGGAGTTCACCGTCACATCGACAAGCTTAGAAGCTGCGAAAGTGCTGGAGGTGATTTCGGTAATCACAACGTCGTCATAGACTTCATCCGGCAAAACTGCGTTGGTGTTATTGTCGTGGATCGTATATTTCTTGCCGTCGTTCGTACCATCTTCAATCTTCACTTGGATATTGTTACCGTAGGCTCCGAGCCATTTAGCGGTGAAGGTGATGCGGTCCGTGGTGGAGGATTGGAAAGCTTTAGCGCCCTTGGCGGCATCGGAAGCCGCGGCACGCAACACGCGGAGTCTGCCGAATTTTTTATTTTTCAGCGCGACGTTACCTGAAGCGGTGCTCTTTCCGTATTTTGCATGGAACTCGCCGATGCTTCCCACATCTTGAATCGTAAGCGGTCCTCGTTGGAACTGACCCACCAAAAGGCAAATGTTGGTGGCAACGCCTTGGATATTCGGCGACGGAGCGCTTTCATTGATGATAATGCCGTCTACGTCGTCAAACTCTTGCGGGTTAGTCGAACGAAAAATGCTCATGAGATCCCCTCACCTCGGTAAAAAGCCGGAGGAACGCTCCGGCAGAAAAAATTTTGGTACTGCTTTTAAAAATCTGATTGGGTAGGCGTCAGGCTTACCTGTGTCGTAATTATAGCAAACTCGTCTTTCGACACAATCGCCTTGCATTGTGCAAGTACGTCCATGGTAACACGCCACTCAGTACGTTGGGCGGAGATTTCTTCATCTTGGTACTGGAATCCCGCAAGGTCATATCGGGCCAGCGCGTTATGGTAATTCACCATCGCGGTGGTGATTCCAGGGACGTAGGGATTTGTGTTGAAGGCTTTAAAAATCTTTTCAAAGAATTCGTGGCGTTGCTCTTTGGTTTTGGTCCACAAGTCTAGTTGAATAGGCCACTCGTAAGCGCCAACGACATAGGCGATCTCTTTTTTTATGTTTGGTAGCGTAGCTTCCGTATCCCATTTTTCTACTGGGTAAGGCGAAAGCGGCATGTACTTCGGAGACTTCGTAATAAGCGTAATCGACGGGTATTTGAGTTCCTGGCCCGTATTAGGCCATTCGGTAAAGAACTGTGCAAGGCCCGGCACGTACTTCTGAAGATGAAGCCCCAGGCGCAACATAAGCTCTTTGGATACCGATTCAGCCAATTTCTTGTAGCTCCTTTTTGATCTGCTCAATGATATCAGGAATCGCGTTTTCCATGATGTGCCTTGGAGGAAGGCCCCTGGTCATGATGGCTTTTTGCGTTGCGGTGGCCAGCGCCCAGACTTTGCTGGAGTACTTCGGTGGTTGCGAGGGATCTTTCAAGACGCGTTTGGCCCAGGCTAAAAGCGGAGGCAATGGCGGCCGAAAGGGTCTAGCCCCATACTCGATGATAGCGGCATGCGGCGCGTAGTTTCCAATAGCCACCGACAACTCACTTATGAAGATATCCCATGATGCCGCGTACTGTCCTGTGTCCACCGGGGAAGCTTTTACCAGTTGGGGCAGCGCATCTATGCACGCCTTAATGACAGCCTTTTTATATTCCTCGACCCGCCGATTGATGTTTATGCCCAGCTCTTTCCCCAGGTCTTGCATTTTGACTTCGCGCACAGCCATTTAAACGCTCGTTGTTCCGCGAGAACGGGGCACAGGGGGCGGGATCTTAGAAGATTGTTTAGGAGGCATTGGGTTAATCTGTGCTCCGGTAGGTTTTCCCTGATTTTCCTTTAGCCTTCGTTCGAAGAAAGAAGAATATGCTCTCGCGCGAGCGGCAGCGGGGCCGAGAAGTCTACCCTTTTCAGAGAGGGGACTTCCTTTTCGAATAGATTGCGCGTCTCGCCTTAGCTGCATGGCGGATTGCTTAGCGCCAGCTCGTCCGAGGGAAGCAAGCCCTCCAACAGTCGCGGCGCCGATAGCGGAGACCTGTAAGCCTGTTTTATATTTTTGTGGCACCAGGGCGCTTGCAGCCGTAAATCCTACGCTCGCGCCGAAACTAAACTTCATGAGCCTGGAACTTTTAGATCCCTTTTGTTCCTGGAATTTTGCGGTACTTAAAAGTGATTTAGCAGCGTCTTTGCGAGACACGGTATCCGATGCGCTTTTTTGTGCCTTTTTTCCTTGCGAGCCAACTTTATCAGCCCGTATGGGAATCACTCGACCGCGAACCCTAATAAATTTAATCCCACTATCTGCCATGGTTTTCCTTCTTCGGCTTTCGATTCAGATAGAGATAGGCCCCAGCAGAAAGTGCCGCTAACCCTAATCCGGCGCCAATTGCCACTTTATTTGCCGTGGTTCGATACGGGGCCATTTTGCGAGACAAGCGCGGGATCTGCGTTTCGCGGAAAATTTCGGAGGTTAGGATTCCCTTTTTGTCTCTCCATGTCCGAATGTTTTTTAGAGCTTGAGCCTTGGTAACACGGACAAACTCCCCAGGTTTTTTAGTCTCTTTCCAAAGTGAATCTCTCACGCGGTTAAAATTCGTCTGCAATGAGTGGGAGTGGACTACCTGATTCCATGTGTATCTTCCGCCTTTTTCACGGATCTCAACACCAGCCTGTCGAGTAATTATCTTAGAAAGCCCCTGACCACGGAATTTACTTTTTGTCCTCAACCAGGAAATACCAAATGATTTTGGATCACCGTCCATTGCGCCACGATAAAATGATACAGTAGTCGCAGACTTCCCTTTAACCTTCAGATTGAGTCTTTGACCCAATTTAAAAAAATCTGAATCCTTACTCCAGAACGTCACATAGGGTTGTCTAGCAAATAACTTTCGGTCAATGGTGATTCCTCGCCGGACATTCTCATAAACGCGTTTCGTTCGCGCGGCATCAGCGGCAACGCCTAGCCCCGCTGTCCCCGTCGCGATGGGCACGACTCTTCCGCCGATTCTTCGGAAGACGACATTCCTATTCTGTTGCTTGGCTTGTTGGCTCATTTTATTTTTAAAAACCTTCTAGCCAAAACCGCAGCGCCGAGGCTCCCTCCGTAAACTAATCCACTACCAATAACGTGCCCAACACCCTCTGAAATGTGGTTTCCAAAATATCTTTTTACGCCTGTTCTTATTTTTTTGGATTTAGCCGCTCTTCCGGCCTGAATAGCGTCATAGGTTCCATACACGCCGAAACCAAATGAAGTTGCTACGCCCGCACGCCGCACTAACTCTGAAGCTGCGCCTACTTTCATTATTTTAGAGATTGTGGAGGGGTCAACGCCGCCACGACGACGAAGTTCGCTAGATAGGAGTGGGGCCGCAGCAGCTCCTAATCCCCCCACGGCGGTAACTGCGCCAATAGCAGCACCGAAAAGAATTTTCTTTTTATAAGCGCTGGGGCGTTCCGGTTTATTGGCCGGTTTTTGTACACCAGAACCACCACCGGGGCTTGCTTTAATGGGAACAACCCTGCCTCTAATTCGAACGAATTTAACATTACCTTGCATTGCCGGTTCGCTTTCTTAATTGGACATCCCAGGTCAAATAGCTTTCTTTGATGTTGACTGTGACATATTCTTTATCGTCGATAAGCCAAAACTTTTCAGTGTCCGCATCAGGACTCGAACAATCGAGGTCTTTTTCAGTTGGATAATTTACCTTTGAAATCCCCTTAAGAATTATATCACCTTGTTGAATAGCTCCGGCTTCGTTGAGCCTCACGTCGTGCCCATACTCTTTGATTCCGGGAGTGGGCAGGATTCGCATTTTGTCGTCTTGAAAAATTCCTTCGCCTATCTCGGAACCGGTCCAGCGGCGGGTCACCTGAAAGACAGCGTGAATAACGGCCACCTTGTCGCGGATAGCTAGAATCTTATTCAGGCTCTTACGCACTCCGGTGAGCGCGTCACTCATACGCCAACTCCGAACATGGCACCAGAACCGCCCACCATTGGAATGTCTAGGAGTTGGGAGAGAAGTTTTCTCAAACGATTGCGCTCTGCTTTTAATGTCTCAAGCTCGTTGGTATTAAGCTCGATATCGCCGACACGTTTTGCGGAAAGCCTATCCTGAGCCTCTTCTAATCGTGTGTCGTTGGCGCGAAGCTTCTCAAGGAGATGTTGCACCTGACTCTCGATAACCGTATTGAGGTTTTCAAGGAGTTGTGCGGTGGTTCGATTGTAGTTTGTGGAATTTTCGATGAGGGTCTTTGCGGGCCAGCCCAGGAAAAAAATCACATCGGCTTTTTGTTTGTCACTTAGCGCCATGCTTTTTGCCCTGCTTCTTTTCCCAGCCTTCTTGTCGGGTCACTGGTTGTTTCTCGGTATCGGCTTCCGCTTTTTCGACCTCATTTGAGACTGGTTGCGTCGTAGTTTTCACGACAGACTTTTTCTTTTCGGCTATACGCCGCCTTGCGAGAATTCCCATTTTTTATCTCCTTTGAGGTTTTCCCCTACTCATCGTGCAAGCAAACACGATGAGTAGGGGGCTTACGACACTGATTCAAAGGAAATCGTACCCCTTACAGCGGGTAGTATTCAATCGCGAGCTGGGCATTCGTTAATGCCATGGTGCCCGTCTCGTTATAGGTCAGGGTCAGATCAGAGAGAGCGTCTTGCGTCTCTTGACCGCTCACCACCGTAAACGCCTTGGCGACGTTAGCGGTGACCGCGCCTTCATTGGCCGCGCGGGTATCCAAGCTCGCAACCACAGTCGAGCCTTTTTTGAGGGTCAACGTGGCGTAGTTGGAGTTATCCGCCGAGATGCCCGCGCCGTTTAAAAGCTTCACCGATTTGATGTAGCTTTTTTGGGGTAAGTGAAGCGCCGGAACTACGGTGGCGTCCGTAGTCATGCTGCCCAAGTTCACCATTACAACATGGCGATTATTTTCGTTGTTCATTTTAAAATTCTCCTTCAACCAATTTTAGGGTGGCCGGGAGGGTTTCGATATCCCGAGGTTGGATCGGTTTATCGGTCCGTTTCCCTCCCGGCGCTTTCGGCTAGGCTAAGCCAAAAACTTTCCCCCGAGTCTTACGACGCGAGAGAAGTGCAGAATTCACTGCGCACAATACGATAGTCATTGCTCGCGATTTTCGCGTGGAACGCTTTCACAGCGTACCATTGCGTTGCGGCCATGACCCACTCACGGTGGAGGATGTCATAGTCTCTTTCGAGATCCATGTTTTCCGCCGTCATGAACCCATAGGCGTTGCGTTTCACGATGAAGCACGCATAGGCCCGTTTGCCGGAGATGTCGGTCACGCGCGGCACTTGGTCCGTTACGATGACATCCATACCCAACAGTTTGCCCATCCAGCCTGGAACGTCGATCCGGTTTTGTTGCGGGATCGCGTCGGCTTTCAGGAAGCCCGCGGTGCTATCGTTCAACAGCGACAACGAGTGCGCACTGTGC